TATTTGTTGCATACTATATTTTTTTAAGAACTTTTGGAACAATGACGTCACGCGTAACGACTTAATATTTTATTCGGGTCATTTTAGGGATCTGCCAGAATTAATTTAAAATTGGTTGATTTTAGGGAATGGCCTGGGGACGACTGGCTAGGTCAAAAAAATACTTGTCATAAAGGTCTAGCTTGGAGGGTTAGGGTTAGGGTTAGGGTTAGAATCAGTCTTTGCCGACCCCGCCGACATTGCCGAATACATCGAATGGACCAATTCGAAACATTAGCCTACCGTGACATCATCATATTCGATATCCCATGCAGCACGAAAAACAGGAGGTGTTTGATAAGTAGGATCCAATGTCTCAGTTATAACAAAGAAATGTAAAGAACCATCAATCCAATGATTATTAGCTGTATCATACCAAGAAATCATATGATTTAAACCTGTGGCACGATAATGATGCGTATTAACAGCAACAGGACCAACATAACTACCATTAAAAGCGAAAATATCATTTCGAGGATGAAGAATTTTATCCTCATAAATTTTATAACGAACACCATGAGTATTAATATCAAATGGAGCAACAGTATTTAAGGAAGCACCAGCACCTAAAGTATTTACTAAAGCACTAACACTTACACCCGGACTGGCATTTTCCGCCCAGGCCGGGAGACCGATTCCGGGCATACGGTCTGAGAAGACGACGATACGGACTGGGGCAAGTTCTGCGGTAATACCGACGTTTGCTCCTGGACTATTTTGGATTGAGTACCAATTGACTTCGATTCTGAGATTAACAGATTTAACACGGACTTGTTGACCGAGTCGGGCTCCGTTTGATCCCGTCCCTTGAGCAATGAGGCACATTGAGTTAGCAGTTTGAGTCGCTCCAGAGATGACGTTTGTAGCGGCAAGGTAGTCTTGGAAGTGCTTATTACGGGGGGGTTGACCGGCGCGGGAATCGCGGTAAAACGCGAATATCTCATCGGCCGATAAGCCCGGAAATGACGTCGATGACTTCGATACGGATACCGGTACGACCGTCTTGACATCACGTTTGTCATCAGGTTTTTCGTCATCGGAAGTCCATGACTCGGGTGCGGAGGTAGGTGTTGACAAGCTTTTCGGTAACACGTTTGACTTATCATTCATCAATTATTTTTTTACAAGTTCACCATTTTCTATAGTATATATTTTCCATCGATCGAGTGATAATTTTTTCATATCAGGCATATAATTAGAAAATACTACAACATGTGGCGATGACATCATCACAATTCCTGTTTCATACTTGGTATTTATAAACATACCATCCTTGATTGATTCAATCGTTGAATAAAGATCTGATCCAGATAAATCAATAGGCTTTGTTCTAGGAAGATCAAATATATAACATTTCTTATTTTTAAACTTAAAAACAATATTTAAAAGATCTTTTGAATTACCATAAGACATAAAAACGGCTTCATGTTTAAAACACATATACTTTGCAAATTCAGATTTGCCCGTACGTCCTGTGGACTCATGAATCCATAAAACGGATCGTCGATCAGGTTTTTGTTGCAACATATCAAAAAGAGTTTTTTGCCATCCAACTAATTCTTGTGGTAAATCTTCACCCAAATAAATTGGAGTATCCGACCATGGTCCAGCAACACGAGTATCATCCTTCATACAATACTTTTTTAATTTCTCCTTACCTTCATCAGACGCAGGTAAAAATTGAATTCCCAAAAAATCCGCATTAAGCTTTTTACCAAGGGTAGACGAACGATCTTTATCCTTCAAATTAACATAACCTTGATAATGAGGGTTATTCTTAGTATCCTCTGCTTGAAATATCCAATGCTTCGCATATTGATGTAACATTTTACACAACTTATCCTTGTTCTCATCCGTGTGTGCCACAGACCACCTCATAGAGTGGACCCATACTGGGTTTTGGCTTACTGGCGCTTCGCTGGAATACCGATTAGCCAAAACAGATAGTATTTGTTGCATACTATATTTTTTTAAGAACTTTTGGAACAATGACGTCACGCGTAACGACTTAATATTTTATTCGGGTCATTTTAGGGATCTGCCAGAATTAATTTAAAATTGGTTGATT